TTCATCCTATAAGCTAAAGTGACACCTTGTATAACATCCATCTTAATCTCCCCTGTTTCAGGAAGATACAGGTAATTTAATATACGAAGCGATGTCTTATGCTTAATTTCCTGATGAATCTTAACTTCATAAATTTTCCATGATTCAGGATAGTCGTCTTGAAATGTTTTATATGCATAAAAGCCATCCGTGTAAATTTCTGACACACGACCTCGTCCAATAAGTGTTCTTTCCTGTTTCATTGACTATATTGCTTGTCCTTTTAGGGTTAATAAACTGACACTTTCGACGTATGAACCCTTACGCACGAATTTACTTATTCGAGCTGAGTTCCCGGCCGAGGCGATCTGGATGACTGAATTCTATAAACCTATTATAACTGTTCAGATGTAAATAATACAAGCGTAGCCCGCAAATTTCCCCGCTGGCTGCGTTTTTTCTTTTTCGTGCGTAAGTTTACCCTCTAAGCAAATAAAAAAGCCCACAGGGCTTATTTTGGTTTATTGTTCGTCTTTTGTTAGCTTTTCTCTTCGTTTAGATAAGGCTTCATATTCTACGTCAAGCTTTTTACAGACCTCGTAGAGTCGATCCCACTCTTCATGATTCTTGATCCACTTGGCGTGATCTGTTCCTGAGTAGGGTTTATGTAAATTTAGTTTAGCAGCGGCTTCTTGTTGCTTATTTAGGTTTTGCCCTATTTGGGCATCGATGATCAGTAAATCAATGTTTGTGTCGCCTCTGTATTGAAGGTAGCTATGTAGGAGTACTATTATGGTGTCTTTTGGAACGTTCTTCAGCTTCTGGTTCAGCTCATCTAATGACAGGTATTTCATCAAGCAACCCTCCCTATGCTTATCACATCTTTATAGTGCTTCACAACCTCCCAGGTTCCTTCTGTTTCGTATCTTAGGTGTTTTAGTACCTGCAGGTGCTCCTCTATCGTTAGGACGCCTTTAAACTTAATTTTCATCTTTAGCTACCTCGATTCCTAGTACTTCGGGCATTGCGCGCTTACCTCTTCCGTATTCATCTGCGTGCTTTACTGCATCCAGGACGACGCCTGCATTGTTTATGATCTTATCTGCGATTGTTGATATCGCTCTGGATCGTTTGATTTCTTTTTCTAGTTCTTCGTCTGTTAAATCTTCATCGTTTAGTCGTTCTAGCTGCTCGAACAGATGGTTGTTTAGATCTGAGAGTTTGTTCTTCATTTTAATTTGCCTCTTTTCCTTTTTATCTTATATGTTTTGTCTAGTATTTTCGCGATCAGTATTCCTGATTCGGTCAGCTCTGGATTCTTTTTGATGAGTCCTTTACGGTTCATGATGAGCAGCTGTGCTTTTGAAACTATCGACAGGTTCTCTAAGGTTATGTTTAGTGGGTCGCCATCCAGGAACACGATCACATGCCCTTCAGGGATCGGTCCGTATGTTTCTTCCCATATGATCCTCTGTACCGGCTTCCATCCAAATCTGGAGGGTTTTGTTTCAGCTACCTTTTCCCATAGGTACCCATCTTCTCTAAATTCTCTATGCCCTATCGGTCTAGCGTTATGTGGCATATGCCCTTTTTTGAACGAGGTTTTGTTTGGCTTACTTACACCTTTGGTGCCTTTATTCTTTGGCACCTGTCCTCTTTTAAACTTTGTATCTAGATTACTTACGAGCCCATGGTTGGCTTTGTAGTTTTTTATCTGATCTGCAGTGATCGTGAGTCCGTATGCTTCATTTAGCATTTTAGCTAGATCTGCAGCTTTTGTTCCTTTTATGTTAGCTTCTATAAAGTCACGCTGCTCTTCTGTGAATAATCTACATCGTCTTCTCATAGTACTCGTAGTCCTCTCTTTTTATATCATGACTAGGTTCGCCTTCAGGATCTCTGTACTTGATATGGATGTGCGCTCCTGGATCATATGGAGGTAACAAATTCGTGTCACAGAAGTACAGCTTCTTTTCCGCGTCCAGGTACAGCGTTCTTCCCCATCCGTCTTCGCCCACATGCTTCAGCTTATATTTTGGCATTAATCTAACCTCATATACTTTTTAGCTGTTTCTAAATCGATTTCTCTGACGTGTCCATTTGGGTATGTTAGATAGAACTTATCTCTCGATTTGATATAGTCGATTGTGAAAGCTCCTATACATACGCTCTTATCACCCTGGCTGTTTCTATCGCACATTGTTTCTAGTACTTCATTTTTATTCATCTTCGTTCCTCCTTCTTATATTCGTTTCTAACGGTTACTTTTCCTATACTCTTTGCTACCAGGCGCACTGTGTAGTTTGAGTGCTGCCCATGGTGTGTCGTGATCTGCTCTGACTTTGCTTCTTTTTCTCTTAGCTCTACCAGATCTGCTACTTCTCTTAGTTCATCTGGTGTGAAACCACCGATCAGCGTTATTCTCATTTGACTGCCTCCTACTTTACTCTTTTCTATAAAGCATGAATAGCAGGTCTGTGGTGTGATTCACTTTAATTACTGCGGTGGATCTATTTTCACATACAACTATCTCATTCACATCGATTTCGAATTTTTTGAGCGTGACTAGTTTCTTTAGATCCTCTATGGTTTTGCTTCTAATGTATTTATCAGTGTCATCCACCTGGTACATTACTTCGCCATCTACAATCTCTGGTGTCAACTTTCGTTTCTCTCTCGGCACCTCTATAATTTTATGTAGATTTGGGTATTTAACGTTTTGGTCCAGCAGCGTGTAGTCTAGTAAATTCACGTTTGCATCTGGTACATCTGTGTAGTCTTTCATAATGACGATTATGTAGCTGTCTGTGAAGTATGCCGTTCCGTTTTCAATGTGTAGGTGTTTTAGGGCGTATCGCGTGTCGCTTATTTTTTTTAGCCATGTTTCTTAATGTGTTAAAGTTGATCGTGTTATTCTTCATTGTATATATTCCTCCGCGAGCTATCTCTTCAGTGGCAGTAGCTCATCTCTACCAGACTAGGTTCGGCTTCGCTTTGGCCTCTTTTAAGGTTACACTGCAGTACAACCCCTAGTTTCGATTATTTTTTCATAATTCCTTCAGTGTGGATGATGATTGTTGATCTACCTTCGTGGAACCCTGCTGCTAGTTCTAGGACCGGTAGATCACCGAATGGGATCTTCCCTCTTACTCTGTATGCTGGTATGCTTCTGTAGACTGGTCTTCCGTCTTCGTATAGCTCTACTGTGGTGTCTTTAGCTTTGTTTATTACGTTTTTTACTTTCATAGTTTTTCCTCCTTAGCCTATCTCATCAGTACCAGGTGGCTATCTCTGGTAGACCAGGGCTGGGGGGAGTACCCTGGTTTCGATTTATCTTTTGAGCTGGTCTTCAGATTTGCTCTTACATTTCTAGTAGCTCTGCGCCTAGGTTGATCCACTCTTGCGCTCTTTCCTTTGTGATGATCACACCACCTGCGTACCCTTTCGAGTTATCGTGTGATAGTTCGTATTGCTCTGTGTCGCTGTAGTATGTTATGTAGTATCCTTTGTTGATCTTCTCTTTCATCTTTTCTGGTTCTAGTTTTCTCATTGTCTTTCCTCCTCTATTTTTAGGCCTTCTTCTCGGAAGGCCCATTTTTGTTCACCTAGTGTTACTTCATATAATCCTAGGAATGTGTTCTTTCCTTCTATCTTTACTTGTTTACCATTATGCTCGTTATAAGGTGTACATTTTAATGTTTGGTTGGTGATCGTTACTTTTTGTCCTGCTCTGTATTTCATTACTTTTCCTCCTATGCCACATTATTGTGGCTTTTTCTTTAACACAATAATACTACAGTTTTTTCATAAATGCAACGTTTTTGTGGCATTTTGTTATACTTTTTTTTTCGATAAAAAATAACCAGCGTTTTAAACTGGTTATTCAGTGGGTTTATAATAGATCTCTAAACTTCAAGAGGGCTGCGACGATTTCGTCGACTGCTTCGATCAATGCTTCGTTTGACACTTCTTCAGTTTTTGGATCTGGTGTTGCTTCTGGTTCCTTTTCAGGTTCTTTGACTGGATCTGCTTCGACCAGGACGCTCTCTGACGCATTGGAAACCTCTACGGTGGATAACTCTTCAGCTGGTTTGCCCTCTGATGCCTCTGGTGTTTGGGTTTCTTCAGTTTCTGGTTCTTTTCCTGGTAGACTAGCCACTGGAACAGCTTCTTCCTGAAACGTGGACTCTTTCACAACCTCTGCAGCTTCTTCTAGATCGTCGAATACCACTTCGGCATTCGTGTTGATGATCTGATCGACTTGTGCTCTGGTGAGACCTAGTCGAGCTGCTGCTTCATCTGCTTTAATCGATCTTAGGTTGTCTATAGATTCATCCCAGATATAGAACAGCTTACCCCTGGATAGACCTACTTCGAGCTTACCTTCTTTTTTAGCTTCTTCGTGTAGCTGCTTTAGCTCTGAAGCATTACCGATCAGTTTGTAATAATACTTAGCCATTTTGCGGTACCTCCAGCTTTTTCTTTTCCGCCTCGATTTTCGCGTCTATAGCATTTTTCTGTGTGATGTATGTGTTATATTGTGTTTGCTGCTCCTGCGTCAACGTACCCCCTAATTCGGCCACGTCCTTTGCGATCTCTATTACGTCTGCATACTTCTTCGACAAGTCATCAAGTTTCTTATACCATGCTTTGATGCTTGCTTCGATAAGTTTACGCTCTTTTGCAGGCAATAATTGCTTAATTGCATCACCCACGAGTTTACCTTTAGCGAGGATACCAGGTGCTGATACGAACCCTAACGTGATCAGGTAGGCTACAATGTTTTCACCGACCTGTGCTAGTTCTGGCACGAATGCTGACAAGATACCTACTATTAAAAGTACAAATGTCATGACGAGGGATACCCATTGGACCCACCCTCTACTTCTTAAAAACTCTTTCATCTTCTTTCCTCCTTTATATAAGATGGTTTGTGTTTTGATTTTAATCACATCAATGGTTCTGAGTACGATTTCGCCTTTGTGCTCTGGATCGTATACGAACCTTACTAAATTGTTTGTTTTTTCTAACCTGGTTACCTTATCGAGGCCCTGGCGTTTTCTCTTTGCTAGTACTTGCCAGATACCTAGCAGTAGCAGCAGTATGGATAGCAGATAAAATATTTTCTGCAGATCCTCTAATTCTAATTCGTCCAGGATAAATGACAACAGGTGCATCACATATCCTCCGATAACTAGCCAGAAGTCTTTCAGTGTTTTCACATTATGTGTACCTTCCTTCTAGCAGTTTGATTTTCGATTCGATCCATTCGATTGTGTTACCTACCGGGTCAAGCCCTAGTATAAACTGAGCTAAAATAAAGGCTCCAATCGCTAGGATGAATAGGCTCATCACAGCCGCCCAATAATTTCTAGGCTCAAATATGAATGCTCCTATTTTTTGGACGGTTACCAGGAACCATTCAAAGAACCGATAAATCAAATAAATGAATGTTAAGCATAAAACTATGTAATACAAAATGCGCAGTGCTTTTGGTAGTCTACCCCCTATTCTGTAGACTAGCCTTTTAGCTGCTGGTGGTACTGGGTTGGTTGCTACTTGATCCATCCTGTGTTTCCTCCCTCATGTAGATTCCGTATATATCTGCTATCGCACCTGCTCTGGCTACAGCTCCTGCTGCATTGTACACATCGAATGTAATACTTCCTGCGGCTTGTTCTAGGATAGCGTATGATTCTGGTGAGTCTAACAGTTTTTCTTTAATAACTATGTTTGCAATATCGGTGCGGATTTTCAGGTATATAGGTACCGTTCTTCCACTGATACTTTCGTGCACCTGGATGTGTAAGAACTCATAGTTGATGAGGGTATCCAGGTTTATTGATCCACCTTCAGCTAGGGTCACTAGCTTTTTAAATTTCGCAGCTTGTTCTTTGAGTTCGAATATGTAATCATCCCTCTGAGCTGCATCTGAAGTACCAGCCTCTTTTTGTTCGTGGATCACGACGCTTGCATTGGTCTTCCATTTTTCTTTTAATGTACCATTATAGACGAATGGCGTGATGATCATTTCCCCTCTTATCATCGTCGGATACAACAAGTCTAACGTTACTACAGGATCTGTTCCTAACTCGTATCTTAGGGAGGTGCCATCACTCATGACTAGGTCTACCCATTTCGGTTCTGCAGAGTAATCTGTTACTGCGTAGTCGATCTCTAGTTGAGTTGCTGCATTTTCATTTTCGATGGATAGATCGCTTGTTGTTACTGCTGCATATCCGGTGCTATAACATTTTACTGATATCTTTTTCATCCTTTGATTACCTCCGTTAGGAATGTTTTCTTAAATCCTAGTTTTACTTTGTAGCTATCTTGCGTCCACTCAATCTCTGATACGGGCAGTAACTTTTCTGTCTGGTTAGCGTCGTATACAGTTACCATTTCATAGAGGACTAGTTCTCTGATATCTATTGGTATCTGGGTTGTTTCGCTTAGAATGATATATTCCACATATCTTGAATTCACTAATTCGAAGACGCCCTGGAACTGTGCTTGACTCAGATACTCACCTTCGTAGTATTTTGTAACCACAGGTATGATCTGCTTAGCTGCAGGGATTGTGTTATAGTACACCTGGTTGTCATTCCCTAGCCAATACTCTAGTGTTACGAATGTTGTTGGTATGGGGTTGTAGTGATCTACAGGTTGCATATAAAATGTTCTTAGCAAAGTGCTGGATCCAACAGCTCCCTCGTAAAGCCTTACCCTGATCACGTAGTCTAATTCTAAATCTGCGAACGAGTCTTCAAAGTTTACCGGACCCCATGTTTCAGGTCCTATTACGTTACTCATATCCCTATTTTGCTGTAGGCTAGTTGGTGTTGCATTATACATTTCTTCAGATGAGTAGACCCACACGGTGACTCCTCTTTTGTTATCTGCAGGTTTTATCCTAGCTACTATATGATTAGTTTTTGCTTCACTTGTTGTCTTATCGAACACGAAGTCTGGAAGTCTTATCTTTGCTGTTTCATCTACCTTCTTTAGCTCTATAAATAGCTTATTTAAATCGTATCTAACTTCGAGCATGTATCCGTAGTATGCTAGATAGGGTTTTAGGTATTTCCACGCATTTACGATCAGATATGTTCCTGAAGGATTTGCTATGAAGTGTGTGTCTGGCATTGTTCCTATTGGTGGTGTTATTGTTTGGATTGTATAAAAACCCGTAAGCTTCGCTTCTATCTGGGTGCGTACTTTATAGTACACTTCATGTAGATTGAATGTGTTTTCTGGTTGCGTTACGTAGTCAGTCTGCGAGTAGTCCAGGAGCACTTCTGTGTCGAATGATCTTCTTAGATCGTCGCCTCTGAACTTCACATGTCCGTCTTCGTCCTGGGTGATGTTTTTCATAAAACCTGAATATTGATATTTACCTGTGGGCCCTTTAAAAACGAATGTTTGACCTATAGTAATATCTTCTTCACAGTAGCCTTCGAACTGACTTGTGTCAAAGTCAAAGACTCTACGGGTTATGTTCCACTTCTTGATCTGTATATTTGATACGTGATTCTGGTTTCGATCGTATACTTCAGCATACATTAGTCCATCACCCATTTCTTATACTTGAATGTAAATGTTGCGTTGACTGGGTATTCGACATATTCTGTGTTTGGGTCTAGTACTAGAAATGAACTATACCCTATTCCAAAAGTTAGGTATGAGTACAGGTTTCTACCAAGGTTGTCGTACACTTTATTATTTTCACTATCAATATAGACCGTCGTTGGTTTTATAGTAAGTGCTGTTATGTCTATTCTTAAATAATAGTCAATGTCGCCTGTGATATTGTTTTCTAGTTCTATATAAAACACATCATTCGTTATGCTAGTGATCTCAATGTTTACAGGTATCGGTAGCTCTGTGTCATTTACCAGGGCTGCTTCTATGCCATGCTCCATGATCTCATAAAATGGTGTTAACCTCTTAAACTCGACCCTGCTCTTTAGCGTCTGGGTTGATTCTAGTTCAGTCTTTGGAACTTGTGCTAGTCTGACGTCAGTGTATCGGGTTCCTTTTCCCCAATCATAGGCGATGACAGCCTGGTTCTTCTTCAGAAAGTTTACCAGCAAATTAAAACCTTCATACGCGTTGTAGTGTACGCCGAATATTAAACTTAGATTCATATTCTCAAAGTCTAGCTCATGGCCATATACTTTTTTATTGAGTTCTAGGAAGGCATATCTGTTACCAAAGCCTGTAGGCTCTGTAGGCACGTAGATTTCAGGGTATATGACAATGTTTTTAACTAATAGATAGTGTGCTAACATCGTGTCTAGTTGTTCTTTTGTGATGAGTTCGTCGAAGTTCGATAACTTAACAATAAACGAAATTACATAATCGTAAGGGTACTGCCCAACTAAATCAGAGCCTATTTTAAAACCAACAGTTCCATTTGAAATTGAGGTATCAACAATACCACTGTATTTAATACCATAAAGCATATCAATATATTCGTTTCCTGTGTAAATCACATTTAAACTATTTCTTACTTCAAGTTTTGGCAATAAATCACCCATATTAGTAAAACTATAGTATACTTTTGGTTCAATAATAGTGGCGACTGTATCCCAAGAACGTGTATCATACCCTGTTATTGTTACGTTATTTTCGTCAACACTATAATATCCAATCGGTAAATGAGTCGATGTAAAGTTAAACAACTCAAACACATCGGTATATGTTAAGACTTTTTTACTTATGTTCTTGCGTGCTTGGTAGAGTGAGTAGTAGTAGTCCATGTTGGTTGTAGGTGATATACCTAGAATGTCTAAATTAATAAAATAAAAATCTTGTTTATACATTGTTAATGTTTTTTCATTAAGAGGTTCTAATAGGTTTTGGTTAACTTGAACTCTTATTTCTTTTGTTGTTATATCACCATTTAAATTAAATATCGTAGAGTATGTATCTTCAAGTGGACGATCATGTAAGTTTGGACTATTGAAATAGCCTGTATAACCACCAGTTGTTGTAGAAACCTGCACTTGATACATTCTTCGATAACCATCTGTATCTTGCATGTTACTATGTGTTTTTACTCTTAGATAGTGATACCCATTTTCAACACTTCCCAGTGCAAAGTATGGTATTGTTCTGATCACAGAAAAAGTAGTTCCCTGAACTTTTAATATCCCACCAATATCATTTTGCAAAGTTGTTGAGTTTTCTCCCACGTATCTATCTATAGTATAGTAATCATTCCCATCTTCAAACACTTCTCTTAATGTATGCCCATTAAGTTCAGCAATCGGATCATCGATAGTCTTATTCACATATGCAACATCATACTTTGATGGGCCGCTTGGCGCGTAGGCTAAGGTCGGTTTCTGAGTTCCATAGCTTAGATATAAGTACGCCTCATACCAAAACTTGACCAGGTTTAGCTCTACTGATTCAGCTGTTGCTATGGTTTGTAAGTTAGCTTCTGTTGCTGCATTCCCATAAGCGTCGAATAGGTCTTTATAGTTCTTGCCATTGACGAGTACTTTATAGAGCCCTACTTTTTCGTATTTATTGTTTAAAACTTCAATTTTTCTCATGTTATAACGCCTCCGCTAACTTAAGGTTTACTTGTCTTGCTATATCGTCTACGTCTAGTTCATCTGCATAGTTTTGAACCGTTACGTTGATTTCGATATCTCTTTGTGAGTAGTCGTTGTTTGTCACGACGCTTGGTGCCACTGTGCTAGGGCTCGTAGCTATAGTGTCTTCTACCGACGGCATTTGATATACGGGTTCTGTAGATGTTGTTTGCCCGGGTACTTCTACCCCTGACATATCAGTGTTGACTTCTGGTACTTCGATTCTGCCGAAGTTCACGTTCATACTTACTTTGTCTAGCTCGCCGATCGTGAAGCCTATGATGTCGCCTAGCTTATTGATCTCTCGTATAATTTTATTTACAAAATCGATCACAGAGTTCACTGTCTTTTCGATGAACTTGACGATCCCTTCGATTGCTACTGGTATGCCATTAAATATACCCGCGAGGATGTCGCCTAGCTTAGTTATAATTGGTACCAGGAATGACACGATGACCGACACCACTTTAGTGATTGTGCCTATAATTCTTTCTAGAATTGGTGTTATTAATTCCAGATACGGTATAAACAATGACGCGATCAAATTAATCAACGGTATCAGTGCTGTTGTAAAAGCGTTTATGATTGGTATCAGCGCGCCTGCAAGTATATTGACTAATGGCATGAGTGTTTTTAGGAAGGATCCTAATAAGTTCCCCAGGGCCTTCAAAATTGGCGCGAGAGCCGTTCCGATGGAGGACACCAGGTTATCTATCGATTTCTTGAACTCTTCGTTTGTGCTGTAAAGCATTGCGACTAGCGCTATGACTATACCTATGATCGCAATGATCGGATGAGCTGCCAGGAATGACAGTGCGTTGCTTAGACCACCTACCATGCGTATCATACCGCCTATACCGCTTGTTAGCTTGCCTATAATCAGCAGAGCCGGAGCTAGTGCCGCGACAAATGCTAGTGTGCCTACAAGTGTGTTTTTCTGTGCGTCTGATAGTCCTTTGAACCAGTCCGCTAGTCTTTGTACCGCTGGTATGATCTTCGTGTTTAGGACGTCAGATAGTGATTGCATGACCGGGAGTAGTGCTACCCCGATCTGATCTCTTATGACTTTAAATGAATAGCTGATCTTATTCATCACGTTATCGAAGTCTGCCAGGCTGGATATTTGTTCATTGGTTAGTGTATCGAAGTTCTCATACTCTGCAGCTAGCGCTGCTAGTCCTTCGCCTCCGGCTTTTAACATTGGGATTAATTTAGCACCCATGCGTTCGCCGAATATTTCGTTTGCGTATGCTGCCTGGAGTATCGGGTCTTCCATGCCTGCTAGTCTACTAACTAGTTCATCGAAGTTTGCGCCCATACCTTTTGACGCTTCCTCTGAAGAGAAGCCTAGATCCATTAAAGCCTGGGCCATTACATCTATATCACCTTTTGCGAGTGACCCGAACGCTCCCTGGGCTTTGACTAGTCCTGCTTGCAGCTCTTCGTTTGTTACGTCGGTCTGCATTGCAATGTATTGCCATCTTTGAAGTTCTTCAGCTGACAAGTTTACCCGGTCTGCGAATGTCTTCAGAGTATCTGCAGATGTTATTGTAGACTTACCGATTGCCGCAAGTGCTGCAACAGCTCCGCCCGCAGCTGCGCTGAGTGGAGTTAACGCTTGGCCAGCTTTTGTGATTCCACCGCCGACCTTTTCGAACTGTTTGGCGAGCGCATCGATCTTTAGGTCTTTTATTTCTTGTAGCTTTTGCTTTAATAGCACCGCTTGGTTTTCTGTTTTAATGAGTTCAGCTTTTAGTTGTTGAAATCCTTCTGAATTAACATCTTTCCCATTTTCCTCCAGATATTTCATCTGATCTCTTAAAGCCTTGGCTTTCATCTCTGTGCCCTGGATAGCTTCTTGCGCTAATTTCTGGGCTTGCGCAAATCTTCCAGCGTCGAACTCTAATTCCAGACCCTTCTGCAGTTCTTTTACTTCTCTGTTTGTACCTCGAATAGAGCGATCTACAGCTTTCATCTCTTTATTGAATTGTTTAGTGTCGGCTCCGACTGTGATCGTTAGCCCTTTAAATGCTGTAGCCATTATTTCCCTCCTCTAAAGAATGCAGCTGCCTGCTCTGGATTTAATTCTTGAACCTCAACCCCACGCTTAGACAACCTGTCTTGTTCTTTTTGTCTTAAGTAGTCTTTGATCGTATCAATGTCTTGATCTACTACCATGTAGAGCAGGTCTGTGTAGTTTAAGCGTTCCATAAGGCTGTATGGTATTTTGTACGAATTACACTTCTTAATGAGTGTTAAGATAAAGGGCGCGCTCGCTGCTTGGGGTTTCGCTGATTGAGCAATGCGCTTATTCAGGTCGGACAGCAGCTGAACGCGCTCCATTAGTTTTTTGATGCTGATTTACTTACTTCTTCTAATACGATTCGGATTTTCTCTAGGATCTCATCTGCTACTTCTAGCTCGAATAAACCTAAGAAATCTCTAAACGTTGGGAGCTTATTTGAGTTGATGTAGCAGTATAATAATTTAAGTAAACTTAGGAGTTCTACTTTGCTTGGTTTATTGCTTGCTAACATCTTCTGTACGCGCTCTGTATAGGTTCTTAGGTCAATACCTCCTAGGGCTGCACCGAAGTTCTGTTCTTCCCATTTTAGGTGTGCTTTAAAGGATGTGTCGATTTCTACTTCTAGTGTTCCTTTGTCTACAATGAGCTTTTGAGTTTCCTCATTAAACTCTTTTTTAGTTACGATCGGTAGTTTAATAATCATGTGCTACCGTCCTATACTAATGACGATGGTTCTGGAACTGTGTCGTCGAATGTATCATATCCTGTATCGCCTGGGAAGCTTGTTACTCTAAATACCTTCACTGTGTTACCGTTAGCGTCTTTATAATCTGCGGTTCCTAGATTATTTTTAAGGTTGACGCCTAGCACTGTTAGTGGGTATTCATAAGGATTGATTGTTGGATCATCTTGCGTTTGCTCATATGTTTCAGAAGCTTTACCTGTAGTCACACCGAATAACCAATGTTTAACTGTCTTAGGTACGCCGTCTTCAATTGCATCGGTTTCAAAGTATAGCGCATGCGCTACAGATCCTCTTTGTTGGACGTCTGCTAGTCCTGCGTCTACTTCTAACGCACGTTTCATGTCTAGTTCGTAGTCTTTTTCAATGTTGATTACTGACAATGTGCCTGTCTTGCCTTTGTCATCACCAAGCACAGCTAGGATCTGCCCGTCACCATGCAGTTTGATTTCATTGTAATCGGCTTCTAGGCTAATACTGTTAGCATATGCTAGGTCTTTGATTACTCCGTATACGCCTTCTACCGGAACAGAGTATCTTACGTTTTTCACGTTAAATTTAAACATTTTCTTTTTTGACATGTTCTATTTTCCTCCTTTTAAGGTTTGAACAAATGTATTAAATACTGTTTCTTTATTTGCTTCGAATGTTCTGGCCACAAATGGTTTAGCATATGGGCCATACTCTAATAAATTAATAAGCGGAATGTCACCGTTCTTTGATGGAACGGATTTTGAGTTACCGATGTATCTTACCCCTGTGTATTTGGTCTTTAGACCCCATTGGTTTCTAAAGTGCGGCGAGTCATCGCCCATAGGACTAGCAGCTGCTAAACTGCGAACCATAATTCTACTAGCTTTGGTTAGCGCCTTTTCGATATCCTCTTTTAGTTCCTGATCATATTCTTTTAAAATCTCAGCGAACTGCTCTTCTAAGCTAGATGCCATATGTGTATCTTCCTGAGATTAAAATTGAATAATATGATGTACCAGGATCAAAAGTCGGACCAAATTGTTCGAAGCCTAGTCTGTTTGTCATTAGGACTTCTCTGTACGGTTGTGCTATGGTTCTTGCTTCAGCTGCTGTTCTCGAGTGGATTCTTATGTTGTATGAGCTTCTGCGGATTAAACTTAAGCCATCACCGCTGTTTAGGTTGTCATCGTACACATCTTCTTCTATGACGACGTATGTCTGAGGTATGTTACTTTCCTGTTCATTCATAACGTCTTTATAAATTGGAGCTGCTTCTTTTAGGTGTTTAACGAGATCCCACAACATTGAGTATCGCCTCCTTTAAAACCTTATCTTTGACTTGGCTCATATTAAGTCTTATGTTCACTGGGTCATCTGCCTTCCCGGTGTTATAAATCTCATAGAGCTTGTTTTGGATCACTGCATACTTTTGGTTTCCGTACATTCTTGATCTGATATTCACTGAGTAGTCGAGTTGTACGTTTGCTGCAGCTGCGCTCCAGAATGTGGACATGCCAACGCTTGTTTTCTCGCCCTGGATCTTACGGTAATTCGTTACGCTTACTGTTCTATCGCCTGTGGTTTCATCCTGGATGGATTCTACATCAATTAAAGTGATTGTGCAGTTGGCTCTCATGCTGTAGTTTCCTCTGGGATTGTTTGTTCTCTTAATTTGTCAACGTTTGATAGGTACATTGGCGATATAACGTACTTACCTGCTGACATGTTTAAGTTGTCGTTCGTAAAAATGATTAGAGCGGAAAGCACTATTCGGCTCTCTATCATTACGTCTTCTGGTACACCTGATCGAAGCATATCTTCCGCACCTGCTTTTACGATTGTTTCTATAAATGTCTTTGCTTGTGGCTCGGATATATCGTATCCTACCGCATATGCGATGATTGGTATGTATTCGAATAGTTTAGTGTCTAGCGTTTGCGAAATTTTCATGCTTCCCACTCCTTATCATAAATTAATTAAATGTTTGATTTGTTATCTTAAGCAGCTGGTTTCTTAACTCTTAAGAATGCGTTAAAGCTTGTTACGTTTCCACCGAAGAAACCTGAAGCTCTGTATGCGATTTGACCTGTTGAGAACTTGAAGTCTGTTGACTTAGCCATTTCAATTGGTGCAAATGATACTAGATCATAGTGCCCTAAAGTACCGTATAGCATTGTATACGCACTTAATCCCGCAGATGCATGTGGCGTGATATGGCTTGAGATGATGTATGGTACACCATCGATTGTTTGGTTGACGAAGTCTACTTTGTAGACAGGTTTCTTGTCAGAGCCGCGCACTTTTAAGAACTCTTTAAGGTCTAATTTGTTAAGAATTAATACACCACGATAAATGTCTTCATCCCCACCAAAACCGATGATGATGTTACTTAATGTGTGCTCGTCGATTGTACCTATTTCTAGGTCTTTCGCTGTTTCAAGTGCTACTACGTTTGCTGCTGGTGCTAGGATACCTGTTAAGTGACCTGAAGCGCCATCGCCTTTGATGATTTCTCTAGCTAATTTCTTACGCATAGAGATTAAAAGGTTGTTTTGGATTTCTTTTAAATAATATGATGGTTTAAGCTTTTCAAACTCTTCAGATACTTCTGTGTAAGCAGTGATCTTAGTTTTGTTGATTTCTGCGTAACCCCATTGAGGTTCAGTAGTTGTGTAAGCTCCACCTTCAGCTGTGTATCCAGCTTCTGCATAGCCCTTAGCGAATGCTTGTTTGTATGATTCGCCGCCTGGGAAGTACTTATGAGTAACTAAATCTAGGATGTTAGAAACTTGATTGAAAGTACCTTTGATTCCATTTGCTTGGTGATCGATAGCTAACGTGTCAAGTGTAGCTAATGTGATCGAACGATTTTGCTTTAAAGCACGAAGTCTTTGTTCGGCTTCTTCGTCTGCCATAGCTTCAGGATCTCTTTGTTCTGGATCGATTGTACGTCCAGCTCTTTCGAACGCTTCTTTGTTGAGCTTCTTAACTTCAGCGTCTAATTTACTGCGTTCTTCTACTAACTTATCAACCTCATCGTTGATAGCTCCTAATCTTTCAGTAGTCGTTTCTGCTGAACGACTCTCAGTATCTAGCTCATTTAATCTCTGAGCGATTTCTTTTAATCTTTTAAGCATTTTTTCCATGTTATTATTTTCCTCCTATGGATGTTTTGATTTTTATTCCGATCTTAGAACGGAGTGCTTCACGTTTTTTCTCTTCTTCCTCTTTTTTCTTTGCTTCCAAGGCCTCCACCTGTTGAGCTCTTAACGCCTCCACGTCTTCGAGCCGGCGTGCATAGATGCTGGTTCCTTCGTATGCGGGTACATTGACCGCTGCGACATCCCACAGCTTGGATATAGATTGAACGCGGAACATGTGTTCTGCCTGATCGTACTCTTCTTTGTCTATATTAAATGCGAATGACATTTTATCGATGTCGCCGCGTTTAATAAGCGTATATAAATCTCTACCTGCAGATGTGTCTGCAAGTTCTGCTCTCATGAACAGCCCATCATCTCTTAGTTCGAGCTTGAGTGTTCCATTTTTAACTCTGGCCATGGCCATGGTGTGGTTTGAGTGGTTGTATTTGAAGAAGCAATCACGGACGTCTGTGTTATCAAGTGCTCCTTTTTCTATGACCTCTTTGATCTGAATGGTATCGCCGTATTCGTCTTCGTATTCGAATAGCACTGTTGGTTGGTCAAATACAACCGCTAGGCCTTCCACGATCATCTTTCCATCATCTGCAGCTACTGGTTCTGCAGCTTGAATTTCTGCCATACGAACATAGTCATTGTTTTTAGTTCGCATATCTAAAATCTTTTTAATCATTTTTAGTTTCCTCCTCCGAGTCATCTTCTTGTACAGTGATCGGCTTTTCTTCTGGGCCGTTTACATTCTGGTATTGATTTTGCTTATTGGCATCGACATAGTTTAGTGTGCTGAACTCTTTTTCCCCGTTTTCTGTCACAGGCATTCCGAGTAATCTGTTGACGTCGTTTGGTCTGTAGGTTGGTAGCTTTTGTACTACTTGTGCTACAGCTATCTTTGTCTTTAGACTTGCAGTGTCTAACTTGTCGAATACTATTGCGATTCTGTTGCCGAATGAAATCTCTTTTTCTGTGAATATTTTGTAAGTGAGTTCCTGGCTGATTTTGTATGCGAATGGTTCTATAGACGAGTCATAGTATGCATTCCAATCATCTTCTTTGAACTTAGCCTTCAGGATCTCTTCAGATATTCCCATATAGTTGTATATCTTGTTTTCGAAGAGTTTCATCTCAGCTTCATTTGCATATTTGTTGTTTGGCACTACAGGCACGATTTGCTGCGCTGAGTCTAGGTACACGACCCCGCTTGAGTCTTTACCTAGGTACGCTTCTGCGAAGGCTTTAGCCCTGCTTTTTCGCACGTCCTCATTTAGTAGTGTGGTACTTTGTACAATAAATCTAATAAAGGCTGAGGTCTTTATAGCTTGCTCCATACCCTCATAGTTAGTGCTTATGATGTCGAGCACTTTTTTGATCGCTAGGTTCTTTTCGCCCAGGATATTCGGTCCTGTATTTCTAGCAATGTGTATGATGTTTTCCATGCTGGTATAATGCGGCTCGCCATTCAGTGTAAAACTTAGATACACGTTTCCGTTTTTGTCACTCTTAAGCTCTAGCATGTGTTCTTCTAAATCTAGGATCCAAAGTGCTTTTAGTGGTTCTTTGTAGTTTATATAGTTCCATTCTAGGAATATAAACACATTGCTTTCCAAGTAATAAAGGTTAGCTACTCTTTCCCAGAACTGTGCCGCACTCATGAGTGGATTCGGTCTTAGGGATAGCAGCTTGTTCAAGTACTGCTTCGATGGATCTTCTGACTTAGTTTCGTTTCTGTAGACATTTGGCATAAACTTTGATGCGTGTCTAGCATGCGCATTTGCGCAGCTCACGTATACGTCGTTTAGCGATGCGTCATATGTCGAACTAAACACTGGCGTGAATAGGCTCTCAAAGGAAGTAATAATCCCCTTTTTAAGATCTTTATTGCCTTTGATTTTTGAAATTACATTACTTACCAATCCCATATGGCTTACCTCCTATTGATTTCCTAAATAATAATCTCTGTTTGCACAGAAGCTCACGTATGTGTTTAGTATCGCTGCCATACCGTCTATTTTCCTGTGTCTTTGGTCGTTGACCTTCTTAGGCATGATGTTTCCGTTTCTATCTGCTATCATCTCTACGTTTGTAAAACACCATTTGGTCACATCATTGTTCTGATAGCATAGGAACTTCTCTTTTAAATCTGTTTCAAGTGTTTGCATTGGTACGCTTAAGGTTTTATATCCCTGCGGCGTTGGTATCAAACACGTATCTCTAGCGAACCCCATGGACGCTAATTCTTCGACTAAGTAATTGGCACTCCAGGAGTCGTAGTTGATGTATTGATATATCCATCCATATTTCTTGTGATTACTCACAAAGTAGTTGGCTATATCGTGGTAATCGATCGCATTAGTTCCGCTGACTCTGACTAGCCCTCGTTCGATCCATTGATCCCATGGTACGTAATTGCCCATTTGATCTGGACGCTTCTGGTCATCCAGGAACTTCTGCGTTACCCAATACATCGTTATCGCGATCGGTCGTTTCTTTTCTGTGTCGAATATTAGCGTATTGACCGCTGTCATGTCGGTTGTTCTGGATAAGTCGAAGGATCCAATCACAACACTGTTTTTAAATTTCATCAATTCTTCTTCTGTGTACTTATCTTCGTTGTTAATATCATCAAAACTTAGCCATGCTCTGTTTTCTACACCTCTGATATTGAAGTCTTTGGTCTTCACTGTGTTAGCGAAGTTCATATCTGACTTCATCTGCTCTACATTCTCTCTTAAGCTCTCGACTTTTTTGATGACACCTATTCCTGGATTCGCTTTGATCCACATGTCTTCATCAAACATTTCATCGACGTTGTCTAGCTCGTATATGAGCGGGAAGAATGCTGGAGCTTCGATGATTCCGTCTAATACCTTTTCAGCGTATTCATACATGTCATCGAATAGCGCTTTTCTGACGAAGCCTGCTGTTGAGATCATGCTTATGAGCCATTCGTCACGAGCGGATGTCGCCTGGATTAAAATATCATAGATTGAACGTGGCAGCTCATGTACTTCATCAATAATTGCTGCAGATACGTTGAGCCCATCGAATGTCGATACGTTTTTTGATAGCACTTTGTAGTAAGCTTTACCTTTTTTCGTATATATCGTTGGGTTGGGAAATACTTTAAACCCGAAGTGCTTAGTAAGTGACTTTGACTGCTGCACCATGGACTGTGATTCTTCCCATACGCGTCTAGCTTGATATGAAGTTGTCGCTGCTGCGTATACCTCGGCTCCTGGTTCTATGATCGTTAGGTATAGGCCTAATACCGAGTTCTCTGTAGACTTACCATTCTTTCGTCCACGTACATCGAATATCTGCTTGAAGCGTCTTTTGCCTGTTTCGCGTTCGACGATCCCGAATACTGATTGATACTTGGCCCTCTGGAATAGCATGAGCTCAATCGGGCTTCCGGCCCAATCGCCTTTTGACTGTTTACAAAGAGTTTGGGCAAAGTCGATGAAGACTTCGCCTAATTCTTCATTGAACCTATAGACCGGATGATTGTCATTTATGATGGGTTCAATAATGTTTAAGTATAATTTTCTAACTTTTTTTGATACTACTATTTCGCCTGATTTGATCTTATCAATGTACTCTTTTACGTAATTCATCTAGCTTGCCTCGTTCTTCTTTTTGAGTAGTTCTACTAGAGGATCGTCTTCTTCAGGTTTTGTTGCGTTCATTCCCATGCGGGCACGCCCTACAGGAGTTAAGCACAGCTGTTCTGATAAAGATGAGATGATCTTACTTTGTCGTTCCATCGTTTTTAGTATATTGTCTATGAGCTTTTGCCCTGATGGATTCGTCGTCACGACTTGCTGCAGCTCTGCCCATTGCTCCTGGGCTTTTTTATATATCGCGGTTGCCTCGCAATACATGATGAGCGCTTGCTGGTCGAGATCTGATAAGATGTCAGCTTCCATTTGGTTGTAGAGTTTTAACACTCTACGCCATTCTTTTTTAGCTTCTGGCGATAAGTACCGAGGTACTTTTAGTAGTTTCGTGGTTTTGAGTTTCGTCCAGGATTCTTCCCTGGCTTCTAGCTCCTGGCTGTTTTTCTTGAATACTTGGTTGTCTACAAGTGCGGGTGGCATGGGTTTTCTACCCTTTGACATTATTCCATTTCACTCTTTGTCATGTGAAGGTAATAGTGGCACCCTTCAGCTCTTCTTTCGTAGTTAGTTTTTTCTACTAGCTGAAGGTGGTTGATGATGCCTGTTGGCGTCAGGTCGAATGTTTCTAAATACGTTTTTATAGCAGCTTCTAGTTCTTCATCCCCTCTTACGTTTGATACGTATGCTACTGAGACAGGCTCTTTTACACCGATAGCGTATGCTAGTTGTATCTGGATCCATCTCAAGCCCTGGTCTGCGAACTTGTAAATTGCTTTTGTTGCTAGGTATCTAGCCATATATGATCCGCTTCGATCAACCTTCGAAGGGTCTTTTCCTGAGAATGCGCCACCGCCTACTGGTACATATCCGCCATACTGATCACACACGATCTT